TCAGCGGATGCCACACGGTTGTGGCACATCAGGGTTCCGGGTATCACAGTATTCTGCGGAGTCTTCACCCTTCTCCAAGGCACGGATCGCACTGACCAGATTCGCCGGAGCCAGATGGGCATACCGCATGGTGACAACCACGGTTGAGTGACCAGCCAACTCCTTCACGATCACGATGCTGACTCCCTTCTGGATCAGCCGCGAGCAGAACGTGTGGCGCATCACATGCATCACGAACTGAGGGTCATGGGCCATCCCCATGTGACTCCGAGCGCGGTCCCAGTAGTGGCGGATCTGTGCGTAGGACCAGCCATGGAAGATCCTCTGGTGTCCATCCTTCTGACGCCTCGCGATGACAGCCCTGGCACGAGAGGTCAGAGGTACACTCCGAGGCTCTCCGTTCTTGGTCTTCCAGATCGAGAGGATGCCGTCATGGACATCCCGGTACTCAGCGCGAAGGATCTCCCCCATCCGCATCCCGGTGTCCACTCCGATCACCACGAGGTCAGCCAGATCAGGCTGGTCGATCATCTTGAAGTACTCGATGAGGTGCTGCTCCTCCTGCTCGGTGAAGTAGCGGATGCGACCCTTGACTGTCTTCTTGCGGGGCATCTTCGGCACACGAGAGACCCACTGACGGTCGTGGGCATGGCGCAGCATCATCGACAGGATCGAGAGCCGCTTGTTGATGGTCCCATTGGCGAGGCCCCTCGCTTCCCACATGAAGACCAGACCATCGATCTGTTCCTCGCGGATCTCGGTGAACCTCGTGTTGGGTCCGAAGTACTCAAGGATCTGCTTGGCACCAGTGACGATGCTCTTCTCTGCAGCGATGCCAGCCCACGAGCTACGGTAGGTAGCGTCGAAGAGTTCCTTCAGAGTCCTGGGCTTGCCCTTCTCTTCCGGGGCCTCATCGGTTGCGAGGTCGGGTAGTTCACCCCTCAACAATGCAGCCTTGGACTCTGCCTCCCACATCTCCGCTTGTGTGCGGCTGGGGAACATGCGACGGTAACGCTCGCCTTTGTGGCTCACAGAAGCTTCGTAGCTTCTGCCTCTCGGTTGGACTGGCATGGGATGCCTCCTCTCTCGCTGGTCACTTGAGTTGCCGCCCGGATGGTGGAACTGGTAGACACTCGGAGCTTAAAACTCCGTGGCATCTAGCCGTGTGGGTTCGAGTCCCACTCCGGGCACCAACCTTGGAATCACTCGCAGGTCAGATGCTTGAAGAGCGCCTCTGCGAATAGCTCACCCTTGGGGGTCAGCTTGACGATCTTCCGACGACGTTCGGCGGGGTCTTCCTCTGCTTTCAGGAGGTCATGCCCCTTCTTGTTGTAGCTGTGCCACTTGCCCAAGGCTGCGACGTTGCGAGAGCATGACGCCTGGGAGTACCCCAGACGCCGCGCCAACTCCGTCATTGTGATGCCTGGTCGATTGGCAACCTCGATGAAAGTCCTGAGAGTCTGCGCGGGCATGTCCGCTTGCACCATCTGGACTTCCTTCAAGAAGCTAATCGCTCTCGCCGCCTCCTTCTTGTAACTCATTTTGGACTCCTTTCTCCCTTGAGAGGACCATGTGTGACGGTCCTATCCACAGGAGGATATCATTGGGGTCTACTATCCAGTCAAGGAACTTGTTGCCCTTCGTTACTGATGCGCTCTCGAAAAAGAATGAGCAGCCGAAAAGAGTGAATCCAAAGTTCATGCTCGATACCTGCACGTTTCCCACCCAAGAGTACACACGCCCCATGCGGTGCCTCTCCACGTCCTCCCGTGGTTGATCGCTAGTTTATGCTTTTGTGATGTAGGTCCGCAATATTGCGCGTAAGTATTGCGTACCCGGATTGCTAATACCAAGGAAAACCGTGGCTTACCAGCGGAAGATCGCCCAGATCATCATGTAGACCGAGAACCCCAGGATGGCGAGGTCGATGGCCGGGTGGATCCAGTCCTTGAGACGTTTCATGCGGCTACCTCCTTAGGTGCGAGCAGTTGGAAGGTGACCCCTCGTGCCCGTACTCCCTGACGCATCGAGAGGGTGACGTAGCGAGCTTTACGGATACGCTGGCTACCTCCCGGTAAGGATACCTCGAAGCGGCCAGCCCCGGAGACAGTCGGGTGATGCTCCACTCGATGCCACGAGGGAGTCATCGTCGGGAGGATCGCAGCCCGCAGGATGTGCGAGGTCTCGTCGTCGGTGAGGTCCAGGCCCTCCTTGGTGAGGACACCCTCGAAGGCAAGCAGGTTGCCCCCGATCTGACCAAAGCAGAGGAACTCCACATCGGTGAGTCCGACAGACTGTGCCCGAGCGATGATCTCCCCTCGCTGGGTGCCCTCTTCAGCGCGGACCTGCCAGTGGTCCCCGGATTTGCTTACGGTTACTCTCATGCTGCTTTCTCCTCGTTGCCGCCATCAGGCAGTCCCTTGTTGAAGATTCGCCGTGTCTCCGCATCAGCGAGCTTTGTGCCGAGGGGATACGACAGGACCACTCGGGTTGCCGCCCACTCGGGGTAACAGTCGGCCACCCACTCGGGGTACTCGATGCCATCCTCGTTGGGTTGGTAGCCAGGGTCTCCCTCTTCTCGGATGATGTAGATGCCGATGGTGTCTGCGTCGTCTTTGCTGCACATCTCAGCGTCGTCACCATCGAACATGATGTAGCGCATCTGGATTTTCATTTGGTGTTCTCCTCTAGCTGAATGCTGCTTCGATGAATGCGAGTGCTTCTTCCTTGGTGCGTGCAACCTTGCGACCAGTCGGACGGACAATCCGTGGTGGCCTCTGTGGCTGCGTCTGAGCGGCTTTCTCATCTTCAGGCCACCGGTACCTAGCCCGGAAGTCTTTAACCTCCTGACAGGCATCGTGGTAAGCCCCGAGACCATCCGTGTGGTCTCTGGTGATGCACATCTTGTTGTACATCTCGCGGACCTCTTGAGTTGCCAACGGTCGGTTGTCGATTTCGTTCATGCTGCTTCCTTCATGTTGTTGCGGATGTGGGGGACCCACTGCGAGGCCATCGCCTGAGCAATCCCAGTGAATGTCTTGCTGCGTTCCTTCCAGCGATCCTCAGAGGGGCCTAGCTTGTTCTGTCCAGAGTCCGTCTGGTTGGCCCATCGGGGCTTGCCTTCGACCATTCGCGGGGCCACGACCTGGGTGTGCTGAAGTTCAGGGAGACCCTTGAGCCACAACCCAGTGCGCTTGCTTGCGTCGTGTCCGAACTGGTGCGGTTGGATGTACTGCGAGGCCTTCGCCGTGCTGAATCCGTAGTCGCGTGCATCGATGGCCGTCGAGATGCGACCGACGGGGTTCTCAATGGCGATATAGGGGATGTCTGCAGCCATCAAGGCGCGGACAAACTCAAGAGCCTCTAGGGTCTTCTCTTCGCGTCCGGGCACTCGCTTGTTCCAGTGGAGGCCACTAGATGCGAGGTAGGTGCAGGGAGGGTGGGCAATCATCAGATCCCAGCCTCGGTCGAGGAACTGCAGCACATCACCTTGTAGGTGGTAGGGACTGCCATCGTCTGCCGGGAGAATGTCGCAGGAGTAGGCATCTACACCCATCGCGCGAAGAGCCTCGCGGACCTCGCCGGATGATTCACAAGCTACGATTGCTTTCATGGTCGTTTCGTTTCCATGTGTGGATAGGTATGGGCACACCTCACCCACGGGCACCCCCCTTAAGGAGCGCCCTGGGCGGGCTTCAGTGGGTCTCAGGTGCGGTCTGTCGCTTCCAACAGGAGGGCCAGCAGAGGCTTCATGCGGTCGGCCATCTCGTGCAGGTCAGGGGCGCTCGTCGCGTTCAACTGGTAGCGAAACTCGGTTAGAGCCCCGATTGCAGTGAACCACTCGTGAGCCGACATAAAGCCGGGGGCCTCGGGGTGCTCATACCGGTAGTACTTCGGTTCTTCCTCTAGTGGGATCTCCCCATAGCGGCTCTCGAAGGCCTCCACATTGAGGCTCTGCAGGGTGTTGCCGAGCATCTGCAGGTTGAACTGTGGGGACTGCCTGACGGCCTCTGGTTGACCCAGTACGACCCCGCAGCAGATGAAACCCTCCGGGATCAGGTTGCGAGCGATCAGCTCATGCACCCCGCGAGTTACTTGGTCGATCTTGTCGTGTCCCAGAATCATTACGCTCATGGCGTGTTTCCTCTGTTGGTCTGTGAGTCCACGCTAGAGGCCTCGCGGAGACAGCCTCTAGGATTGATTCACTTCCGAGGTCGGATAGATCAGGCCACAGCGATGCGGATCACCTTGCGCATCTTCTGACCATGCGCCGGATAGGCGACCAGAGGGACATCCTTGGACCAGCACGCGCGGCAGTCTCCGCACTTCCCGTCTCGGGAGTAGGCCCCGCAGACGAACATCCCAGGGTGCGCATCTTCGGGGGTCGGGATGATGGTCGAGCCGTGGTTAGCGTCAGCCTCACCCGTGACGGAATCCGAAGACCTCCGTACCACCACGTTGGGCAGAGCTTCCATCCGCCGCAGGATCATCTCGATCCGGGGGGACTTATGCGAGCGGGTTGGGATCCAGTGATTACAGTGGGGCGTCTGCTCCATGACCTGCAGCACCTTCTCTGCCAGTTCGACCCTGTAGAGGTCGCCAGAGTCAAACCAGCGGAAGTAACGATCCGCGTCCAGCTCGGAGACCATATCCGCGACCCACTCCGGGCGCTTCCAGTCTTCCTTGTTGTGTTCCCGTGGCGCTTTGACGCTGGGGAATCGATAGTTGCCGGTGGTGGCGTAGCACCCCTGACAGGCCTCTACCAGTGCCCCACCCTTGGTGCGAGCGCCGGGGCACGTCTCTAGTGCCGGGAGGGACCACGAGCGGGCCTTCAGCTTGCTGGTCTGACTGATCTTGATCATGTCGTTCTCCGTGTTGGTTCCGAGGTCGGATACATTCAGGCAATGAAACCCAGTGGGTCCGATGATGCACCCCGTATACCTAGCAGGTGCATCCGCAGAACTACTGCTGGTGAGCGTTCAGCGAACTTCACGGGCGGCTTTTGTTTCATTCTCGCAGCCTACCCTTCGCGAGGTTCCCGAGTTTTTAATGAGCGCCTGATCCGTGGTGGTCAGGTAAGGGCCAACCTGCTGCCCTTTCATGGTTCCGCACTCTAAAGTATTCAACCGCAGAAGTCAACCGAGGTCGGATACTTTTAGGCGAGCGTTGAGGTTCAGGCGATGAGCTTTGCCCTGTGCCATTCCCACCCCACCGATGCACCTTTAAGCGGCCTGAAGGTGCCAACCTAGACTCCCGAGGCTATAAGCCTATCGATGGGACTACTCGCCAGTCTTTTAGAGAGCGACCGAGCCGCTGGGGCCGGTGGTTGGAAGCCGTGCTGCTGTGCTTCCATGGCTCGAACTATACGCGGTCGGGTTGGTGGCGTCAACAGGGAAACCGAAAATAAATCGAAAAAAGTGCTAAGTGTTTGGACTCAAAGGGAATTTAGTTTGACGGGAGGTGATCGAGGGTTGCGCCTATAAGGTTACGCGCGCGGGTGTGTCTCGAGGTCGCAAGCTTTCGGCGCGCCTCAGGGTCGCTGGGTGGGTCGCTGGGTGGGTCGTTGGGTGGGTCGCTGGGTGGGTCGTTGGGTGGGTCGCTGGGTGGGTCGCTGGGTGGGTCGCTGGGTGGGTCGCCAGGGAGGGATTATAGATGGGAGTCTATGGGATGGGATCTATAGATAGACGGGAAAAGGACTAAGCCCTACCCCAAAAGTGTATCAGAATGACACACTGCTGATGACTACTGGCGATTTATACAGTAAAAAATGACCCGCGAAGGGTCTAAAGGTATCCGTAGTGCCAAGGGACTGCAGTAAAATCAATGGTTTAGGCGGGAGGTGTGGCAGATAGTGTGCCCGGTGGGGTGGTCCCCCTCGATTTCTCGCGGGTTCCGGGGGTGGGTACGGGGGAAACCTGCTCCAGGGAACGCGTGGGTACCCCTTCAGATTTCTCTCCCAAATTTTCCTGGGAGACTTCTCTTCGAGACTCACCCGCAGATTCACCTACGAGACACATCTACCCTCCCCTTCTCAAAGATGCAACCGCAGAGACAGCCAGGGAGGATACAGACAGATCGGACAGGGAGTTGGACTATAGAGGTACTACAGAGGTACAACAATCATCATCATCGTTAATGGGTCCTTAAATCTCTAGAATAATATCTATTAGAGGAACAAGGACCCATTCTTTGGAGGGAGGTACTACAGAGGGAATCTATGGAGGGATGGTACTTGGGGGATGATGGTGGTCAGAGACAGCAATGGTACAGCTCTAGCTCACCTACAGGAGGAATCAACCGTGTCAGTAGGCCCCAGATACATCTATAGTTGTACCTATAGTTACATCTATAGGGATATATCAACCGGGGGGCTTGGGGATCATCTTCCTCCATGAACTCGTGGTAATCGTAAGCTGTTGATGTCAGCCGAAAAAAAGACCCTCAATTAGAATTTCCTAAAAGAGGGTCTCAAAGGGTCATCCTTCGGCGTTCACTGAGCGTTCACTGGACGTTCACCCACTTGTCCTTCTTGCGGGTGTAGCCCAGGGCTTGATCCATGAACTTGTCCAGTTCCTGCTGTAGAAGCTCCTCTCGATGCGACTGAGCGGCTTTCTCCGTGTCCCTACCCAACTGGTCCACCCAGTAGGCTACAGCGCCTGAGAGAGCGTCCAGGCGGTCATCGTGAGCCAGGGATCCACGGTCACGAGTCAACCGAGTCATCTGATAGAACAAACCGTACTTGGCCTCGGGAGCCGAATCGAAGTCCTTCTTGATGAGAGCCTCATCGACCACCAAGCGGTGCTGCGTGAGGACAGGCTCAAGGATGTCGATGATCCGGCGTTCCTTCTGCTGACTCACCCGAGGGCCTTCTTCCAGACGACACGCGTGGTGCCTCTGTAGATGCGGACGGAAGAGTTCGAGGAACATGCCATCACCGAAGTTGGGTTCAGCCTGGACGATGTTCACCTGATGGAGTCTGGCGATCTTCGCGAGCTTCTCCAGAGTTGCATCCTCGTAGCCTCCAGTGAAGCCACCCACGTCCACCAAGTAGAGCCAGCCGTGGAGCATCTTCACGACCGCATAGGAGGTTTCGTCAGTACCACGGCCCGAGGGGTCAATGAACATCATCGCTCCGGTGTACTCAGCGAGAGACGTATCGACCCACATGGGACCGTAGAAGCGATCCCCTGCGAGACCCACCACTGGAACACCCTGGGTGACGTACTCGCGGCCAGACGACCAGACCACCTTCACGGGGGCCATGCGAGTGTCCAGGGGCATGACGATCAGATCCTTCAGCTTGAGAGGATACTTGTCGGCATCACTGAGGGTGGTATCCAGCATGAACTGGAGAGCGAAGCCAGACTTCCCGTAGGAGGCCTCTCGCTCCAGAAGATCCTCGTGGGAGAATCGCTGGGGGTCCGTGGGTTGCCCCTCCTTGGCCCCATGCTCGATGAGACCCATGATGTACGGAGCCAACCGGTTGCCATACTTGGAGGGATCTTTGGGGATACGAGCGGGCCACACGCGGATCTGATACCCACGGTCTTCCAGCACGTTGTAGATGCTCATCTCCGTCTGGGGAGTACCCAGGTAGGTGATGTTGCCCCCAGGCTTCAGGATCGCGTCGAACTCCTTGATGCGCTCCCCGAGGACATCCCGCATGAGTTGAGTCAGGGAGTTGTTCAGGGATTCCACGTCGTCCGCGATGATCTCGTCAGCACGGCTACCGGTCATCTGCCCGGTGATACCCACGGACTTCACCGAGGGAGAGTGGGATACCCCTGCAGGGCCAACGTCGAACGCAATGTTGGAGGTCCGCTGATTATCCTTGGGCTTCAGGTGAGCCAGGATGGGCAGCTCGTAGATGAGTCGCTTGGTGAAGATAGAGAACTGGTCCGAGCGATCCTTCGAGGCGGACACCACGAGGAAGTTCAGGTGAGGATTCAGCAGTAGTCGCCAGCAGACGTAGGCTGCAGTGATCCATGACTTGCCCACTCCTCGGAAGGCCTCGATGACTTTTCGCCGGGGACCATGCTGGAGGTAGTACGCGATGTCGTACTGAACAGCCGTGGGGTCAGGCTTCGGGGCGGTGATCGCTCCGGCTTCCCACAGGAAGGTCCACACGAGGAAAAGGAAGTTGCGAAAGTCCTGCAGTGGATGGTCGGGAGGTAGTGCGTTGGTATTCTTCTTCTGAGCCATTCTGAGGTCCAAAAAAAAGCCCCCTGCCCAATCCCACAGGGTTAGCTGCGAGAGAGGGACAGGGGGCTTCAGGTGAAGCCTGAGCGACGGTCTACTGGTAAGTCGTAGGGTCGTTCAGGTCGGAGAACGGGAGACGCTCCTTGAGAGAGCCTTCGAGCTTGGTCAGCGCGTCGTTCCCCTCGGGGAGAGCTTCGATGCCATTGTTCTGGAGGAACTTGATGGCTTGCCCAAACTCGGCAGCCGTGGCTTCTCCAGAGGCGATCCGCTCGTAGAGCTTCTCACCGACAACGTTGTGGAGCTTCTCCAGTAGTTCCTTGGATGCAGTCATTTGCCGACTCCAAAGTATTTCTGGAAGAGCTTCTCCAGGGCGCTGGTACCCAGAGAAGCGATAAGTGCTGACAGACCGATCAAGGCCAGGATGTGGATGTCAGGGATCTGGATCAGGACGATGCCAGCTACAAGAGCCAGCCCCATCGAGGACAAGGCGCGTCCAATGATGATTCGTGGTGTGATCTTTTCCTCCGATGCCAATACCTGCCCGAGACCAATGATGAGGCCCGTCAGGGCCATACCAATGATGGCCTCAAGGGAGGACAGCTTTTCTTGCATTGAGGGTTTCTCAAGTTGCGAACTACAGGAAGGAGGGCTTTTCCGGCCATTCAACAGCGGCTGGACTCCCAAAGGTACTGGGAATATCACGCAGGGCCTGTCGATAGGCCTTCAGTTCTGCAAGAGCTGTCTCATTGAGAGGTGAGTCGGGGAGAACCATCCAGTCGGTTTCCTTGAGGATGTCGTCGCGATTCTCGCGGACGTACTCCCAAGAGTTCTTGCGTTCCTGAAAGGCCTGACGGGTCTCTTCCGCAATGCGCTCCTTCTCATCGAAGAAAGCCTGGAGACAGTCCTCCGCAATAGAGGTGTCCTCCAGAGGTTCATTGCAACGTTCCTGGCAGTTGATGAATTCAACTTCACCGCTAGAGCCATCCCAATGGAGCGCACTGAAAGAGTCAGGTAGAGGCAGCGAGGCCACCTCAAGTACTTCACCCGCATGAATCACGGTGAAGCCGTTAGTTTCTCGAATGACAGTTAGCATCTACGTCTCCTAGAGCTTCATAATGAAGTGGATGGCCCGGTACGGAGGACGGACATCAATAGTCGCGCTACTGACGCTTCCACTCAGACCGTGGGCGTGCGCGTCCCCGTTACCGGTGTAATTAGACCAAGGGTATGAGTTGCGAGAACCACTGGTAGAACCAGTGTGACGGGGACGCGACGTTCCCGAAGTGGTCCCATAGCCCGCAAGATCACTGGTAGAGAGAACATGACCCCCCTGGTGACGATGACTCGGGATTCGGGAGTTGTTCAGCGTGTGGTTGTCCACACTGAAGTTGTCACCATGAGAGTGCGACTTCGTGTTGGCACCACCAGTGGCTCCCAGGCTATAACCACCGCCAGCACCCACCGGGAACAGCCCACGCATGTCAGGGGTTCCATTGGTGCCGTCACAGAGAACCCATCCCGCAGGGATCAAAGAGACCGCATGGGGCCACATAACCATGGCACCTCCGGGGACACTCTCCAGGCTGTCCGCTAGGGCCTGGGCACGATCAGCCTCATCACGGGAACGGTCAGCCTCTCCTTCCGCCCGGTTCGCCTCAGACAAAGAACGATCAGCTTCAACCTCAGCACGGTCGGCCTGTGCATCGGAATAGACAGCCGAAGCTGCAGCATCCAGACGGTGCTGGTTGGCCGTATCCCGGTGAGCCTCCGCAGTCAACCGATGCTGGTTCGCGGTGTTGCGGTACGTCAGAGTGAGATCCCGAGCTGCATAGGTCTCGGTACGAGCAGTCTCAGCTTTGACACGTTCCTCGAAGGCGTCCTTACTGGAGGTCAGCACATCCTTGACGTACTGAACGTTGGCTGCGTCCACATCAGTCTGCGGATACAGCAGGTTGGTGATCCGACGGAAGGACGCGGAGTACGAGCCATCGTTGGCAACTGCCAGGGTGGACGCCGTGAGGTCGAATGCTTCCTGCGCCAGATAGAACGACTGACGCGACGCAAGATCCAACTGCGCCTCGGTCATGGTGGAGCCATCTTGGAAGTCCACCAGAAGAGTCTCGCGGTCGGTCTCTCGGACAATATCGATAACGTCGTTCTCTTCCGGCATCTCCTCAAGTTCAATGGTGGTCCCATTGAGCCACTTGAAGTCTACCTCTACGCCATTGACCGAGACCTTGACGTGGAATCGATTGATGTACGGGAAGGGAACAACGAACACTTTGGTTCCAGGGGAACCTTGAAGGTACTGCACTCGAGCAAGTGCCATAGGTGCTCCGTATAGAAATGAAAAGGGCGACTACAAGAGCCGCCCTTCGTGGTTACAGTGGATGGGTCTAGGGTTGAGTCCAGGGTGCTACAGGAGGTGCGTTCCGCGTCCGGTTGACATCCCAGAGACCAGCTTCGGACTGGTTCTTGCGGATCTCGTGTCGGATGTACTCCTCGACCACTTGATGCTCCTCCGCCATGAGACGATTAAAGGCAGCATCCCGTGCTTGAGTCATAAGCTGCTGCGCTCTATCTGCCTTCAATGCCTTGTGCTTGAAGGTGCCTACAGGGGCAGGGGCACGGAGGATAGCTTCGAGACCGTCTTTGGAGAGCGTCTCGGAGTACAACTCGTTCCACCGGTCGTACAAGGTCTGCGTACCGTCAGATGTCAGGACAGTCCGGTAGTCCACGTCCCCAGTACGCCGGTGCTTGAAGGGCACCCGAAAGTTCATCCCGGTTTCCTTCCGCAGCTTGTTCAACTCCTCGTCGATGAAGAGTTCCTGTTCGCTGCGCCCCTTCTCACGTTGTTCCGGGGTAGCACGGGATCCCAACCACCAGCCAGCCATCGGGTTCGTCACCTCACGTCTGCGCCCCATGTGGTCATAGGAGTGTGGAGTGATAATCCCCGAGCTGAGACCCACAGGATTCAGGAGTTGAGTCTCCACCATCTGCAGGGCATTCGCGGGTTCCATTACTTCAGGGTCCGTACTTCGGCGGAACTTGTGCAGAGAACTCGGGAGCAGTAGACGCATCTTGTCGCTGAACACTTTGAGCAGCGCAGACTCCTCTGCCTCGGCGTCCATGAGGATTTCCGAGAACTCCATCATCTGATCCAGACCAGTGAAGAGGTTGGCATCGCGGATGGCGTTCGTCAGTGACCCAACGGCCAGACTCACAACGGCCAGAGCCTTCTCCCAGTGCTCCTGATCGATGAACTCTCCCTGAGCTTCGCGGACGCGATAGTTCTCCATCCTCTCCAGCGCATTCACCATGACCTTGACGGGAGTTGCTACAGGGTCGATGAAGCGGTAGTTCCAGCTCTTACCGTTCGCATCGATGATGGAGTAGGGGTCAGGCAAGTGAGAGTCCCGCTGGAAGCGGCTATCCGTCCAGCTATTGGGAGCACCATCCCCAGTGACACGATCCTGTGCCCACAGCGTAGCGACGGCCCCCATGACACCCATAGAAGTCATCGCCTGGGCACGAGCAATGAGTTCCCTCTCAGGACCATTGAACCCTGCCAGATCCCGCAGGAACACGGGGTTGACGAGGTTCACTCCGGGGGTGAACCGGAGACCTTCCTGAACGACACGGATGGGGGTGCGGAAGAAGAGCCACCCCGAGACCACCTTGAGGATCGGCCACTTGTTCAGCAGATCGTCCACCGCCTTCCCGAGGCTTTCCCCCAGGTTGGAGTTATCAAACTCCTGCTTGTACAGGACGTGCTTGACGTACTCCTTGGCTTCCTCACTGTTCCCTCTACGGAGAATCTCAGGGTCGCGCAGGGCTTCCTTCTCGACATACCGCTGGAGTTCTTCCCCGCGAAGTCCCAGGTTGTGCCCCTTGCGGACGAGTGGTTCGAGAAGAACGTCCGTGTTCTCCGAGTCGTAAGCCTGTTTCACTGCCCGCTCGTAGGACTCTCGGATATGAGCGTTGAGCGCCTTACCCTTCAGGCCCATCTCGATACCTTCATTGGTAGCACGCGCAGCCGCCATACCTGCCACTCGGGAGTCGTAGGCGAGACGCGTCATCCATTCGTCGGAAGCGCCCATCCCTCGGATGAAGAGACGGAGGTGAGGAGCGATGCGTCCTGTGATCTTATTGCCACCCATCGCGATATGGGACTCAAGAAAGCGGTTAGGGTCAGCATTGGTGATGCCCTGCTCATACCGCCAAGCTGCACTAGCTGCCCGTAGCGCCGCTTTCTGAGAGGCACGGATGGTAGCGTAGCTGGCGAAAGCCTCCGCGCGTGTAGCCTTAGTGAGAGGGTCACTCAGGAACGCCCGTACCGCTGGACCTGCCAGCATCTTGAAGGCAGAGAAGTACAGGTTGATCTGCAGCGTGGTGAGCGAGAAGACGTTACTGATGGAGAATTCCGCGGCCTTATCCCAGAAGCCCGGCTTCGCCTTCTCTGGGGAGGGTGTAAGGGCTTGAACATCCCGGCGCTTCTTGGCCGTCAGTTCCATGGCCTTAGAGAAGTCACCATCTTCGCGAATGCTCGCTCGGATCTGCGCGTCGTAATCCGCTTGGATACGCTTGACTTCGATCTCCTGCTCCATCGCGGCACGACGCCGCATCATCTCCAACCCGATGTCCTCCCCAGAGAAGCCTTCTTCACGGAGCTTCGCGGGGGTGATCTCGGAGAGCTTCGTGTTGTACTCCTGGCGTGCCCTCTGAGTGAGCGCCGTCTGGGCTTTAAGTGCCGAGTCCAGCTTGTAGAGGTTGTCGGTTTTCATCTCCTGATCTGCGATCTGCCTATTCAGGGAGGGCACTTCAGCATCGGCAGCAGCCGCTCGTCGCAGGTACAGATCACGCAGGTCATCCATGGACTGATTCGCCGCCTGGAGGACAGCCGTGGTGAAGTTCTTCCTCTCGTTGTCAGACAGCTCTGCCCTGAGAAGATCGGGTAGGGCCTCCGCGAGTTGATGCTCAGGGATGTCGTTAAGCTGCGAGGCTACCCCCTCGGCCAACTCCTGTGTCTCCCGCATGGAACGGACGGGGTTCTCCGAGCCGGGGTGAACCGGGATCTCGATGCCTCCAACATCCTTGGTGTCCCCAGCGAGCAGACGCTCGACCGATTGCGTAGGAACTCCGCGTTCACTCGGGGGTGTCGGGGCGGCTTGCTCTCCCGGCAACTCGACGGTCACCCTATGAGAACCTCCCCCTGCTGGTACTTCCGGGTCTACTGCCTGTGTGCCCGGAGTCACATCACCAGTCGCTCGCTGGACAGGTGCAACCGTACCCCTAGGAGAGTCAACTGCTGCAGGAGCGGGTGTCTTGTCTCTCCAACCCCTCACCACACTACTCAGGCGAGTTGCAGCGAGGTCCAGCGCAGTACCCGCACTGAAACCTACGAGGGCACCAGTACCTGTAGACAAGGCGGAACGTGCGTAGTCCCACCCATCCTGACGACCAGAAGAGATCTCGATGCGCTGACGCTGTGCGTCGTCCACATAGCCATAACCAGCGCCTTCGACCCCCGCAATGATCCCCGAGCGTCCTACGCTCCTGCGGAGTTGCTCGCGGAAAGTGGCGCGGGCTGCTTGGCGACCCCCCTCACGGACGGCTGTACCGATGCCCAGGGAAGCAAACCCGAGGAGCATCGTGGGATCCAACGCGATGGAACGAGTTGCATACCCAGCCCCCTGCCAAGACATCTTCGTGTTATCGAAGGTGTCCATCAGGTGAAGGAAGGCCTCCTTGGTCTGCTGGTCCGACCGCAGAACGTCACGGGCGATGAGTCCCTGACCCCCCAAGTTGTAGTTGAACCACGCCATGTAGGAGCGCGCCCACATGGAGAGTTCTTCTTCAGTCCCCTCGAAGGGGCGACGAGCGCGCATCTGATAGACTTTCTCAGCAGCCCGCAGCCAGTCCTCATTCGAGGAGAGATCGGACGCCTTGATGGACTCAGGTACTTCTCCAAAGGGTGTGTACTCTTCCCTTGGCATTACCTCACCGGTAAGGGCGGGAGACTTATGTGCGTCAATCGCCTTGAAAATCTCCTCGTCGCTCATCGAAGTGGGGAACGCAATAACATCGTCACCCACCTGTACGCGGCGGTACTCCATGTGTTTTCTCCTAGATATTCAATACAAGTACCTCAGCATCACGATGAGGACAGCGGGGTTTAATCAATGGGGACGAACACCACTTCAGACACACCCGTATCCGGGTTGTAGCGGAGTTCTCTCTTCATCCCCTCAGGGACAGTGCTAGAGGCGCTGGGGGCGCTAGAGGATTGCGGAGGTGCGGCACGCGCACCCTGCTGGTGGGGGAAGTGGGGTTCTCGGCCCTCGCTGATTAAGCGCGCACTCTCGCGGATATACTGGCTAGTCTCAGCCTCGATCTCCCTGACCATCTGCCTCTTGAGCATCGGCCCAGGCATCTCCCCGTGTTCCCAGTAGTAGGTGGAGAGAGCTTCGTGGAGACTGGACTCCCAGAAGCGCAGCGCGTCTGCATCTAGGCTGCTCCCGTGCAGCGTGCCCTCCAAGACAGGCCCGAGGTTATTACGCACAGCCGAAAGGTGCGCCTTGATATTATCTTCCGCTCGCTTGATCGACGGATCATCCATGAAGTTGAGACCCTCAAGGAGACCATCCATACCCTCTAGGAGTGTCACCTTGTCCTGCGGAGCGAGGTCCGGCGTACTCAAGATGTGATTAGTGAGTGACTCGCGGTTCACCCCCCCAGGGTTCGTCATGGCGGTCCAGATTGCGTAGCTCTCAAGGTTCTTCCGCGCGGCCTTAGAGGCCACAGGATGCACGAGAGGTTGCATGTTCCACTGGTTGACGAAGGCAGCGGTTGCAGGATCATTTGCGAACTCCCGAGCAGTAACCTGTTCTCCCTCCATCATGCGACGGAGAACGTCTACCTGTCGGGCGTGCTGTTCCTCCTGGTGCCGCCAATCGTCTACCTGCTTGGAACGGATAAGGTCACTCCACTGTGCGTCTCGGAGTTGCTTCTGAGTACGCGCGAAGTTCGCCTTGGCCTCGGCATTCAGGAAGCGATCAGGCACCCGCTCCAAGTACGATTCATCCCCAGTCTCAAGCGCGAGGTTGACCGCAGCTTGGATTACTCGCTCATTCCGCTGAAGGTTGTTTAGGGGACCACGCTCCTTCCACTGAGCGTCGATTGCGAGGAGATCCTCACCAGTGCGCAGAGCATCACTGACCTCATCCATGAAGGCGTGGCCCATGAGGGCCTCGTGATAGCCAGCCGTCTCCCGCATCCACGTCGTCTCGAACTCATTGAGAGAACGTTGGACCTGACCCATGTAGGCGGAACCGTAGAAGGGATTGTCCCCGACGAACTCCAGAGCCTCCTTGCGGATCTCCTCCATGTAGGCATTCCGATTCTCAGTATTGAGTCGGATGGAGTCGTCTTCGAGGATTCCTTGGATGCGGTCTTGGATGAAATCCTTGGCATCCAGCTTGGCGACCTTCTCAGCGATGTGTGCCGCTGCAGTGGGGACCAACTCAGGGAAGATCTCCTTGGCCTGGACTGCGGTGATGACACCCGCTTCGCGGTCTCGGCGGATAATCTCGGCGTAGTAGTGATCGTTCTTGATCTGCTCCTTCCCCAGACGGTCATCACGCTGCGTGGCGTAACGCTCCAACGCTGGGGAGAACTGAGAGAGAGCCTCTGCGAACTGCGACAGGCGACGATCCTCGCGGATCTTCTGCGGCGGTACATAGGTATCGACAGCCTGGGCGGTAGGAGTCAGGGCGACCTGACCATGGCTGGTGTACGGAGACACCGTGCGCTGTTGCTTGTGTCGGACAGTCGGACCACCCTGCTGAACAGGGGTCATGCCCGGTAGTTGTGCCATTACGTTGCCCCTCCAGAGGTATTGCGGCGACCGCCAAAGCGGTTACCCACAGGATCGTTCCCAGTTCGCTGGGTGTAGCTGTTATAGGAGTTGGTGACCCCTGCACCGATCTGGAAGGCAGTCCCCCAGGTACTCGGGCCGATGCCTGGAGCCGTCATATTCATGCGACCCATGGCGGTACTGCGGTGAGCATTCATCTCGTCACCAAGCTGGCCCATAGCCCAGTCGCGGTTCTGACCGATGTTGGTGATGTCTCGGGAGCCAGTCCCGGCGATCTCCTCCATGATGCGATCCAGAGAGATGCCCTCTACTCCAGAGTCAGCCGCAGCCGCTCGGAAAGATCCCATCTCCTGCATACGTTGGCGGCTACGCTCATAAGCAGCCTCACCCGCAGCAGCATCCTCCTGTTGCATCCGACGCTGGGTAGCCTCGTAGGAGTCACGCATTGCCGTCTGGGAGTTCTTGATGTTGGCCTTATGCTGCTCATCCTGCATCTTCGCGTGAGCACTCTGCTGTTGGTGCTGAACGACCGCACTCCCAACAGACATGATCCCCGTGAGGATCGGAATGATCATCGGGTTACACATTTGATTTACCTCGGTGCATGATCTTGGCGAACTCGTGAAACAAGTGACCGTTGACCTCAACCGTGCGAAGGAAAGTGAAACCAGCCCACCGAAGCCAGCGAATATGAACTTCGTTGTCAGCGTGGACTGCATTAGTAAATAGCTGGTAGTGCGAGGGAAGCATCTCGATACAGGGCTTGGTGTTCCTCAAGACCCACATCCAGTGATCCGTGAGAGCATCTGATGCGACCATCCAGATGAAGCCCATGAACTCAATGTCCGAGGGCATCACCCCAAAGATGATCTGTGCGTTGTCCTCATCGTCCGTGCAGACGTAACAAGCGTCCCCCTCGTCAAGCCCCCGCATGAGGGACTCGAGAGGGGAATCACTCTCACCAGCTTCGATCTCACGAAGGTCAGCTTCACGCAGCCGAGGGGCCAGATAGATGACATCTTCCCGAGTTGCCGGTCGTACCTTCATTAGATCCTCCGAGAGCGAATGGTGTAGTAGGCCTCCCACTCAGCACTGAGGAGCCAGCTCGGGAGATAGGTGTCGTTGACGATTTCGATGGTCACCTTGTCGTTCTTCGAGGCCACCGGGAAGGTGAAGTTACCTTCCTCCACCGAGATGGTGTTCACCATATTGTTTGCCGATCCCAAGACTCGGGACATGACATAGGTGTAGGTGTCACGGTTGAACGGGGTAACCTCCGCACGGAAGTAACCGGTACGGTTGAACAGGAGATTCATCTTGCGGATCTGCAAGCGGCCCTCACCGATAGTCATCTGACCACCGCCAGGGGCTTCCTCCTTGATCGTCAGATGAGAGAACCGGTAGCGGAACTCGTAGGGCTTCCCAATGAAGAACGGTTGATCCACCCAGTCACCATCGAAGGTCAGTCGGGTCGAACCGTTGATGTCCTCACTGTGGATCGGGTGGATGACCTTACCGGGTGCCCGGAAGCCTCCCTTGCCCGTCACCAACTGCACGTTGTCCCCTTCGAGAACTCGATAGGGCAGTGTGATGTGGGTCACCGGTCGTCCACCGTTGAGGTCTTCAGGCTCCTCCTCATACTCCACCAGAGGTCCGCAGGTAGAACCCACGAGGCTGTCCAGCAGGATCGGGATGCCCATCCCCAGGTCGGAACCATCGACGCAACTCTCGACGACATTCCCAGGCTCAAGGTTGGCGATCTCCAGATGGACACCATCCTCGCGAGCAATCAGCAGATACAGGCGGGACTCGATGAAGTCACAGTTGAGGATCTTGTCGTTCTCACTGAAGCGCCACCGGGACCACGAGGCCTGTAGCTTGTCCTCGCTGGACCAGTAGTACCGGTACACAAAGATCTCGTTGGGAGCGTTGTGTGTGAGGGCTACAAGGATGTCCTCGTTGGTACTGCTGGCGAGCTTGTGGACGCGTCCAGGGATGTACTTCGGGACGTGCGCCGTGACCTCTCGGGCATCCTCCGCCTCGATGGCTCCATCAACGTAGTACTCGCGGATCCCGGTGTGGGTTCCACGGTTGACCGCGAAGTAGATGTAGCGACCTGCACCGACAGGCTTTGCCAGCAGAGACGCTTCGTACTCAGTCGTCTGGTTCACCGAGATGGTGGACGCCGTGAGTACATCTGCAGAGCCAAGCTGGAACTGCGTCTGATCGGAGAACAGCAGGAGCGTCTGGTTGAACGGGATGGCGTGACGCAGGATGGAGACCTTGGTGTGGCTCACACCGACATCAATCGGATCATCATCCATGACAGCCGTGGCCGTCCGTGCGAAGAAGTTGAAGAACTCCCCAGCGCGGGACATGATGATGTTCTCCCCGGAGACCACCCCCAGGCGATTCCGATGGAAGAAGATGTCGTTGATCGTGTGCCCGACGAAGGATGGGAATGGGTTGCTATCCAGATCCCCGGTATTACGGTCGTCCCAATCGAGACGCCGGAAGGTGAACGTACCGTCAGCCTCGCGGATGAGACCATGGGGCATCGTTGAGCGATCCAGACGATACCTTTCACCACCCTTCAGAGTCTCATTCCAGACACCCTGTAGCTGACCTGTGCGGGTGTCATCGTACTCCACGAAGTAGTTATCGAAGGACGAAGACTGGTCGCCCGTGATCTCCACGGTGTAACCATTGACGGCTCGGGCAGGTAGATCCGAGAAACGCTGGGTGGCCTGGGCGATGACGGTCATACCGCTGTCACCGAGAGAATCTTCAGAGCGAATCGTGAAGGAACCCCCATCACTCCTGCGGACCCAAAGGGTTGAACCGTACCGAGTGATATTCCAGCCAGAGCCAAGGTTGTCGAGCATCTGACTCCGAAGCTGGGTCGCGATGTTGTCCGTGGTCACAGACGTTGCGTGGGACGCATTGGAGCCATCCGGCACTCGGTAGTCTGCAACCGTAGTACCATCCACACGGACGAGGTAACGCGCCCCGTAGCTCCCCTGGCGCACGAAGATCAACGCCTCCGGGTTGCGGGTGGCACTCAAGTCGGTCGCAGAGTCGGCAACCACAGTCGTATTCAGGACGAACGTGTAGTCCGCCACGGTGACGCACCGGAAGTTCAACTCAGGATTGGCGGCATTCAGATAACTCTTGCCGTCAGGGAAGTTGACCGTCTGAGGGACACCATTGAGATCCCAGACCTTCAGATCCCCGTCCTGAATCATCACGACGTACTGCTCTTGGGTGTCTCGGTTGATTGTGTGCATGAAGGCAGCATCGACAGCCCCCTCCAGACGAGACACATGGCGAGTCCCTGGACGCTTCCCAAGGCCTTCAACCACAGAGGAGTAACCGTTGATCTGCTCAGTACCGTGAGATGCCAGCCGCAGAGCGGTAGGCTGCTGACTAACCCCATTGATGAGGTTAGGGATGGTCGTAGAGACGAGACTCATGTTATCGATCCAAGACGCGAGCGACCGAGTAGACGTTGAAGATGTTGTAGTCAGCCGTGTCAGCTTCGTACTCCTGAAGATCAATCAGGGCTTGCATCTCGTCTTTGGCCGCAAAGGTGGATAGCTCAACGGACCCCACGACTCGCTCCTGAAAGATCCTGGCGGATCGGATGGTGACGTACTGGCGTGCCATCTCAGGGACTTGATCGAAGGGCAGGAGAATAATCATGTCCACAGTCACCGGATGCCCAAAGGTGAACGTGTGGTTTCGGCGGTCGTACAGTCGGTTGCCTCGGACGACAACATCGATGCTCTGGTACTGACCAACGGTGTCTACCCGCAGAACATTTCGGGGTACGACGAGTTGTTTCTCAGGAAAGGTAGGAGTCAGCCGGTAGTCCTTCTCAGTGTTGAAGTGCCACCCGCGAGCCTGTACCTCTCGTAGTGTCTGACGGAGGATGTTGCGTGCCATCACAGCATCCACAACCCCGCTATCCTCGACCGAGTTCACAGGGGACTCACCGATAGCCGACAGCATTACGTTGATGGCATCGAGTTCAGTTGTTGGTGACAGCATGTGTCCTCCAAAGTGAAAAACGAAAAAAAAGGGAGGTCCATTTCTGGACCCCCCTTGAGAGATTTACTGCGGATTAACCAGCGGCCTTCGACAGCTCGACAGCCGATTCCGGGCGCAGGATGCCATGACCGACCGCGTACTTGGCAACCATCAGGGTGCCCTGGCGGTTGATCTGGTACTCGGATTCCATCGCCAGATCCATCAGCTTCACGGTGCCAACGGCAGACGCGTGCATGATGAGACCCACGGTGTTCGAGAAGTCACCAGCGTACTTGTCGTTGGTGCCAGCCAGACGGGTGCCCGGCGCGACCACAGCCTTCGGCAGGTTGTTGGTCTTGACGATGTGGATGCCCGCCACGCGAATGACGTTACCGCCAGCGTAGGAGCCTTCACCACCCCAATCCCGGTTCAGGATCTTGGTGCTTCGGGCCATCGCATAGAACTGCTCCGGGCGCACGAACAGAACTCGGGAGCCTTCGTCGTCCGGCACATCCTTCTCGTCCATGACCTTCGCGGCCTCGAACATGGCTTCAGCCAAGGAGTCACCGTCGGTCGCATCCACGCCTTCAATGACGGAGCCACCGAACTGGCCATCCTCGTCGATGGTGCGCGGCGAACGAGCAGCCTGTACACCCACCTGCAGAACGTGACGGTCGAAGGTATTCGCCAGGACGTTGCCGATCTCGGAGGTGTAGGTCGAACGCACATCGTAGTGGTTCATGGCCTCGTCGATGTTCGCAATGAACTTCGGAGAGATCAGCAGATCGTCGATGGTGATCACCCGCTCGGCGTGCTTGATAGCGCCACCAGCGATGAATTCACCCGGAGTGTGGTAGTAGGCGTCTGCGCGCCCCATAACAGGGAACTGCTTCCCTATTTGTCTCAGATTACTCTGAGGATCGGACTATACCTTAACCCAATCGATTGCACGTTGTAGCGCAATAGGGTCGTCTTTAAGCATCCCGATAGCTCTATTACAGTTGTGACACAGGAGTCCTCGGATACGACCAGTAGAATGATCGTGGTCAACACAGAAGGACTTGTATCGCTTTGAATAGAGCCGTCGTTCACAGATGCCACAACGACCTTCCTGCTTCTTGTACAGCGCGAGGTATTCATCTTGAGTCACACCAAGGGTTCGCTCACGGGCTTCAACGATCCGACATGCCTTGCATGTGGAATCCAGACGGCCAGTTATTCGATCCTTCTTGTAGAACTCAGAGAGAGTTTTCTCGGTGTTGCATTTAGAGCAGGTCTGTTTGGATTCTCCGTGTCTAGTCTCTACACCTTCGCGCGTATTGCGCTGACTTGGCTCGGGATCGCCCTGCGTACAGGGGTTCCCCGAATTTACGGAGTGTTTAGAGTCGGCCCAGTTCATGTTAAGCCGACTTGCCATTGGCAATGGTGCGGACCTGATGACGGCCCATGGTGACGTTCTTCTGCTCGAAGGAAGTCAGGACTTCGCCACCGAAGACCTTCAGGAAGAGCGCCTTCGCGTCACCTGCGCCGTTAATCTGGCCCAGACGCGAGACAATTGCGTTGTTAGACATTTGAAACCTCGTGAACGATTGTTGAGAGTTATTGCTCCCACCAGTCATCCACGCGCTCACACAAGGTTGTCCTCTCGATTCACCCGCAGGTGAAACTCAAGGGCCACGGATCGTGCATGAAAAACTCGGGGTGCTAGCCACCGACGTTGCTGTCAGTGCGGCTTGAACACTCGTTCTGAGGTAGTAATGGATGGTCGTCACGACATCCGGTGAAATACACAGGGACCAGTCTTAAGCATGTACAACGCACGGGTTACCAAGGTTGCGGCACCGGCTTAGTGGCCATGTGGGGCCTCCCGACCTCGCCAGTCATGTCTGGCCGTGTTACTGCGCTGCCTGTGTACTTCCCGCATACCGCGAGTAAAAAGAACCCCCGCGTAACCCTTTCAGAGGGCAAGAGGCGGGGGTCGTGTTGCTTCAACTAGAGAGCGACCAACGGAGAGGAGAGGTTCTCCATAAAGTCGTGGTAATTACTTAGCGACGTGCTTCGCCTTCTCGTAACTACGGACTCCCGAGTAGCCCAGGTAACCAATCGTGAAGGTGTACCAAAGTTCCTGCGGGATCGCTGCGAAGCCCGACTGGACATTCGCGAAGAACTGCTCCATCTGAGTCGGGAAGAAGATCCCTGCGACCGGAGCCACAAGAACCAACCCGAGGATCACGATGTAGAAGGTGTACATGAAGGTGGGTCGAGCGCGCGAAGTCCACGGGTCTTTACTATTGGCTTCCGCCATGATCGCACCCATGCGAACTTCCAGTTCCTTCAGTTCACCCTTGGACTGCATCTCAAGGAGCTTCATCTCGGCTTCCATCTGCTTCTCCTTGTCCGGCAGGACTCGGGAGATGATGGACTTACCAAGTTCGAGAACTCCTCCAGCAATCAGAGGGGCCATAGAGAGTTACCTCACATGATGTTGGATCGAGCCAGCTTGGCTTCCACTTCGGCACGGAACGCCGGATCCTTCGAGTAGCGAGGATCGGACATGGCCGCAGTCAACTGCGCGACAGACTGGAAGCTGTCACCCCCAGTTGCGTTACCGCCACCCAGCAGGTTCGGGTTCTGGCCATTCTCACGGGTGTACCGATAGGCCAGTCCCATGACAGCACTGCGGATGGTCGCCAGATCGCTGGACTCGACCGAGCGGTTGTACTCTTCCAGTTCGGCTTCGCTCAGGTTGGCAGCGGCCCACTCGGAGATGGCAGCGAAGTGCTCTTCACCACCGACCTCACTGAAGACCTCTTCCTTCATCTGAGAGACAGTCGCCTCGACACCAGCGATGTACTGGTCCACATAGGCACGCGGGATTCCCGCCTGTTCCAGCGCCGCGTAGTGTTCCTCAGCGATGCTGCCGTTCTGGTTGTAGTGGTCAGACAGCGCCTCCATGTCGAGGCCCGCACGTTGCACAGCCTCGGAGGCCTGATCCGTAGAGACATCCTTGGGATCCACACCCTCCAGGCCTTCAGCCTTCGGGGCGTCCTGCTGCTGACCCTGGCCGAGCTTCTTCTCCAGTTCCTTGTAGGCTTCGATCAGAGCTTCCTGGCTGTCGAACTTGCCGAGGATCTTCTCGCCTTCAGCCGGTTTCGGAGCATCGTTGCCCACGTTGGCTGCGGCCTCCTGGGCCTGATCGAACTTGGCGACCATGTTTTCATCATGGCCCTGCGGAGCCGGGGTATTCTCGGGAGTACCTGCCCCTGCGTTGATCGTTTCCATCTTCTCTCCTGTTATCGGTAGACGACCGTGAGGCCGTTCTTCAACTTGATCCGACGCTCACCACCGTTGGAAGTCTTGGTGGTCTTGGTCGAAGCCTTCTTCTGTTTCGGTGCGGCCTCGGGAGCAGCCGCCTCCTGCTGTACTTCAGTGGTCTGGGTGTCAGACATCACATTCCTCCTTTCGCGGTTTCCCTAAGCATGTCCATACCGGTCTCCATTGCCATACCAGCCATGCCTTCCATCTGTTCCTGCTGCTTCTGCTCGGCCATCTCCTGCTGAATCTCCTGCTCAGTCCGCACGAGACCCTTGATGTCGATACCCAGAGCCGTCGCACGGCGCTTCAGGTAGTCGTCCACATGGAGATGCTTCGCGACTGCTTCGGGACCAAGCTGCTGCTGGACTCCGAGGATGAACGCGTCGAGCTTCTGCAGATCGTGACCTCGACCCAGGGCTTCGAGACCCGTGGTGATGGTCGGGGTGACCGTGCCCTTCGGGAGTGCCGGGATCTTCTTCTTCTGCTGCATGTCGTGGAGTACGCGCTTGACGAACGGACGCTGGAACTCCTGGCTGAGGACGCTGTAGACACCCCCCAGGGCATCCTCCAGTTCCTTCGCGACGTACCGAATCTCCTCGGCAGTCACACGCTCACCTGCACGTTGGACGGCAGTGTTCAGCAGGAAGGCATACGACAGACGCGACTCGATGGCGTTGGAGGTTTCCATTGCCACTCGGAAGTCAGCGAACTTGTCCATCTGCAGGACCGACACATCGTTGGCATCTCCAGTCCGAACGTCACCGCTTTCAGACTCAGCGACGGTACGGACCTTGGTGACACCATTGGGATGCACGAAGAAGAGAACCTTGGCCGCAGCCGCAGAGCCTTCAATGATAGCCTTGGTCAGAGCTTCGAGGGACTTCAGATCTCCGAGATACTCCTCGACGTAGCCGCGCCCGTAGTCCTCACCATCAATCTGGGTGAAGCGCAGGGGCATCCACGGGGAGCGATCCTTCGGATAAGTCCCTCGGGTTCCAGGGACTTCTTTATCCTCGATCTCCTGATAGACGTGCCACTTGTCGTCTTCGAGATAGACGCGGGTGTACAGGTCGAGGAGGTCTTCAGGCTTGCGCTTACCTTTGGTCTGCGCCTTGCTTTCTACGAACTCTTGAACATTCTTCGGCAGGGCCTCGTAGGCAATGGACTCCTTGGTGATGTGTTCGAGGACACTTCCCATGGGGTCACGACGGACGACATAGCGATCCAACCGGTAGACCTTCATGCGGCCTTCCGGGGACAGATACAGCATGACGTTCCCAGCGATGAAGAGCTGCTTGAGACCTTCACCGGCTGCGACTCGCTTACCGTTCTCCTCGATGTAGTGCATGGCTGCACGCTCGATGGCACCTAGCGCCTCTTCCACAGCCGCTCGCATACCCTCGTCCTCGACCATCTTCTCCAAGGTGTAGTCATCCACGGAGAGACGGAAGAAGGGACTATTCGGGGGCATCAAGGCCAAGGTCATCTTGGCGACGAGGTTGTTCAGGCCACGCGCCCCCAACCCCTGGTAAGGAGTCGGGAGCTTGTCGTGTCCACTGTGGTTTTCGGGCGGGAACAGCGAGGGGATGGTAAGGGTTGCAGCTTCTCGGGCACGTCGGAGGAAGGGGTCACGCTTGCCAACCATGCGCTTGTATCGCGCGGCGGCGGTGATGTTCTCCATGCGTTACCCTCCTGGGTTAGCCAACCGCTACGTTGATGCCGCTGGAGCCATCCGCGAAGCCACCACCCTTCTTGTCGATGCGGAGCTTGTTGCGGCGATTCTTGTCAGAGCGGAGCTTCCCTTCGTCCTTCGGCTCGGGGGCACCCTGGACCTGGGTAGCGGTCTGAGCGGGCGGGGGAGCCGGGGGAGCCGGTGGCTTCGGAGTCTTCGGGGCTTTAGGACGACGACACATTGTGATTCCTCAGTAGATTTTCGGATTGCTCCTTGTAGACGCTATCCAAGAAACGGATCACCTGTTGCTGCCCCACGGCCATCCAGATCTCTCGATCCGTCATGTGGGGGTTCGGGCAGGTATCCTTGAAGCGACTCTTCAGAGCTTCGAGCAGAGGCTCAGGAATGGGAGGGAACTCATCGTTGGGTACTTCAATAGTCATCAAACTCATGTTTTCCTTCATCCAAGGGGCCTCCATAAGGTCGTGGTAATTACCAGCCCCACTCCCCTGTCATGCCCTTGTGGTTGTAATCGGTGACGCGGCCCTCGAAGAAATTCTTCTGGGAGTCACCAGAGACGATGTGATCGACCCACGGCAGAGGGTTCTTTTCGATCCCCCAGTTGGGCTTCAACCCGAGTTGAGTCAGGCGGCGATCTGCGATGAAGCGGATGTATTCCTTCACCTGCTCCTTGGTCAGCGCCTGGGGACCACCGAGAGCGAACGACAGATCAATCAACCGATCCTCCAGAGCTACCGCCTCGCGGAACATGGAGTAGATCGAGAGCTTGAAGTGGTCGGTCACAATCTCGGGATGTTCCTCGCAGAACAGCCGGAAGAGGCGCGACATGATCTCGACGTGCTTCGTCTCATCGCGGATAGACCACTCCACGATCTCCGACATGCCGAGCATCTTCGAGCCAGCTTCAGGTCGCTGATAGTTGAGCAACTGAACGAACGCGGAGAACAACGAGACACCTTCGTTCACCACCGTCTGAGCCACGTTGAGGCCCATCAGGTAGGGGATCTCCCCAGGGTGGAACTCCTGCATCCACTCCGCTTTGTCAGCCATCTCCTCGTACTCAAGGAAGGCCTTGTACTCAGACTCAGGGAGACCAAGGGTGTCGTTGAGCAACGCATAGGCCCGCATGTGAGTGGACTCACGGTTGGCAATCGAGAGGAGAGCCATGCGGACTTCGTTGTTCTTGAAGTACGGCAGGAAGACATCGACGTAGGAACCCCCCACGATCTGGTCCGACTGAGTGAACAGCCGGAGGATCTGAGTGATGTGGTTCTTTTCGACCGGAGTAACGGTGCCGTCTTGCCACTGGTTCACGTCACGCTGCAGGGACGCCTCCCACTCCCCCCAGAACATCGACTCGTGATCGATGGCCTGATTGACGAACTCGGGGTAGTGGAAGGGCTTGTAGGTTTCAGACCTCTCGATCAACCCTGACATGCCAGACACTCCTCTTCGGCATCTTTGAGAGCCACCCGCTCGACTCGCTGCGAGACCTTATCTGCAGTGAATCCAGAGGTGGTACGGAGGTAGTACAGACCCTTGAGGCCCTGCTTCCAGGCACGCAGATGGACGCCGTTGAGATACGACTTGTCCACTCCATGGGGGAAGTACAGGTTCACGGACTGACCCTGACAGACGAACTGCTGTCGGTCGGCTGCGTGTTCAACAACCCAGTGCTGGTCGATCTCGAAGGCGGTCTTGTAGACATCCTTCTCATCGTCCGTCAGGCACTCAAGGTGCTGCACCGAGCCGTTGTTCAGCAGGATCGACTGCCAGACTTCTTCGAGCCACGCCGCTTTCTCATCTTCCGTTTGGCCGACAGCCCGCTCTTTGAGAAGAACTCGGAGTTGCTCGTTTTGGACCAAGTGAGAGCCAGCCCTGGTGCGATGTACATACGCGTTGCTACGGAGCGGCTCGATTGAGGGCGAAGCCCCGCAGATGAGACCGCTGTTGGCATTGGGAGCAATGGCGAGAAGATGAGCATTGCGACGACCAGTACCGCGCATGTCAGGCGCTTCGCCGCGTTCACCAGCAAGTTCATGTGTGGCCTCCACGGCGCGTTCGTAGATGTGTCGAGAGATCTTCAGGTTGAGACTCTTCGCGAGGGCGGACTCCCACGGGAACCCATACTTCTGCAGCAGGGAGTGGAAGCCCATCTGACCCAGGCCGATGGAACGCTCTCGGTATGCAGAGAAGCGGGCCTTGGTCATTTCCTCGGGGGAGGTGTTGATGAAGTACTGCAGCACGTTGTCGAGGAAGCGGACCCAACGGGCGATGAAGCCAGCGTCGTTCTGCCACTCGTCGAACTTCTCCAGATTCACCGAGGAGAGGCAGCACACAGCGGTGCGGTCCTCGTCAGTCGCGAGATGGATCTCGTTGCAGAGGTTCGAGCCGTGGATCTTCAGACCCAGGGCCTTCTGAGCCTCGGGCAACGCACGGTTGGCGGTGTCGATGAAGTTCAGGTAAGGCTCACCAGTCCGGTGACGGGTCTCCAGAATGTTCTGCCAGAGTTCCCGAGCCTTGAACGTGTCGGTCACCCGTCCACTGTGGGGGCACTTCAGATCCCAGTCAGCGTCCGCATAGAGGGCTTCCATGAAGTCGTCAGTGATGTTGATCGCGTGATGGATGTTGAAGCACTTCCGGTTCACGTCCCCACCAGTGGGCATACGCATGTGCAGGAACTCAGCGATCTCCGGGCGGGAGATGTCGAGGTATGCAGCGTAGGAACCCTTGCGGGTCATGCCCTGGCGGAACGCTTCGACGGCGCTATCGGCCACCTTGAGATGCGGCATGGGGCCGACACTCTTGGACGACACAGCACGCACGTCAGACCAATGACCACCAACGCCACCACCCAGCATGGACAGCCAAGCGAGTTCCTGTTGGTGTTCCACGAGACCTTCACGGGTGTCCGCCACATAGCTGAGGAAGCAACTGATGGGCATCGCCTTGGAGGTCTTCCCCGGAGCCGGGGCGTTGGACAGGATTGGGGATGAATACATCGCCCAGCCCATGGATACGTCCGAGTAGATCGCTTGAGCCAACTCAAGGTCACCACCACAGAAAGCCAGAGCAGGACGAGCGAATGCCTCTTGAATGCTCTCACCGTCTTGCAAATAAAAACCCCGCAGCAAATCTACTGCGAGGTCCGAGAGGCGAGCATCGTTTTCAGGGTAGAGGCGAATCCCGTGATAGGACTCACTCATCTTTCACAAAGACTCCATTCTCCATTTTGCCAGTGCGCTTGGTGATAACCTTCAGAGCTTGGTGGATGCAGTCTGTAGGTCTCCATCCGTGCATCTCTGCCAGGATAATCAGGGTCACGAAGGTGTCCCCGATACCATCCTTGATGTCACCACGGATACCCGTCTCGATAACCGCGTTGTAGGTCTCATTGGCTTCTTCGAGCATCTTGGAGGCCTGACCACAAGCGGTCCCCTTATCCATGATGCCCTTCTCGTTCGCCCATTCCAGAACCATCTCAACGAGTTCATCCAGTTCGTACTCATAGTCCTGATCGATAATAGCCACTATCGAGTTCTCCTTACGGGTGAGTCTTGAATTCTTCCAGCGCCTCTTCCAGCGCGAGAAGCATCTGTTCGTACCACTGAGCCTTCTTCAGATCTTCCAGGCCCGCCTTGTTGCGATAACGCCAGCGGTACTTGAAGGAGTTCCCTCGCAGATAGCCACGCAGTTCCTCAAAGGAGAAACAGGAGATCATCGCCTCGAATGCCTCAAGGTTCAGGATGTCTCCTTCAGTCTTGGCGTGGGGTCCGAAGATCAGGCGGTCGCGAACGAAGGCTTCCTCTTTGGAAAGCACCCCCCGGTAGTGACTCGGGGAGTTCACGTTGTCACTGGACATTGGAGGTCATCGCCGCAACTTTGGCGGAAGCAATGTCATGGGCCTTGTCTACCAGCTCGGCCTGTTCGTCCAGACCAGACTCCGCGAGACCTTCCAGAAAGAACATGCCGTACAACATCTCAGCGAAGACTTCCTGGCTCACAGTGACTTCATCACCGTGTACTTTCATGCTGATGGTTTCCACAGATTCACCTCTTTGGTTTCAAAGTTGTATTCGCCACTGCGCAGGATGCGAGCGACACGAGCTTGGGTCAGAGCGAACTCAACACCCAGGCCAGCTTTCTTGTAGTGCGTGAGAATTGCAGTCCACGGATCACTGCACTCTTCCTTCTTGAAGCGGATCTCCGTGGTGCCCTTGCGAGGACCAGACTTGAAGGTGTGGTCGTAGGGATACACACCCATGCAGGTCTCAACGATCTCCCGAGCAGTCTCAACACCGATGCCAGGGCAACCGGTGTAGCCGTCAGTCACATCACCTGCGAGAGCCTGAATGAGATGCCAGTTGTCGGCCTCTTCCTGAGTGACCTCGAAGATCCCTCGCTCGGGTTTGTGCGACAGGAAGTGGAGACCAGGGACGGTCTGTAGATCCTTGTCCTTGGTGATTACCACTGGCTGCTTCGTGAGGTTGCTGGTCGCCATGATCCCCAGGAGGTCATCGGCTTCCAGACCCGGCTCAATGCGGGCCTTGTGCTTCTCTCGCAGGTATTCCTTGAGAGTGTTCAGCAGGAGGGGCTTGCGTTGACCTACGCGGTTCTGCTTGTAGGTAGGGAGGACACCATTGCGCCAGTTGTTGGAGTCCGAGAGGATCACCATGTAGTCATCCGCCTCGACCGCCTCAACAAGAGAACGGATGCGGTACTCAAGATGAGCAATGGCAGGTTCTTCCCAGGAGTGAAGAGTCCACAGACCATCACCCCAGTTGATTGACTCCTCGGCACCAGCCGCTACTTCATACGCATAGATGTCCCCGTCGATCAGGGCTAGTCGTCCCATGTTGCCTCCGGGGTTGTCAGGTACTTCCAGCTATAAGGGAAGAGGTCACTGAGGATCTCACCGATCTCCTTTGCGAGATCCTGAGATTCCTTCTGAGCGTGTGGTTCCGTGCGCTGACAGAAGTAACGAGCGAACGCAGCGAGGTTGCCCGTCCAGATCCAGTTCACTTCGACACCTTGAGGAAGAACGAAGCGAGCCTGTTCAGGACAGATGCCTTCGACCAACATCTCCTCGTAAAGAGTGAGGCCCCAACTACAGTGATCCCAGTAGACGTTCTTCCAATACTCACTATCAGGGTGAACGCCTCCACTCCCCTGCTTCACACTCTCGGCCTTCTGCCGGAACTCATCAGGGATGAACAACTCGGGGATGCTGGAGATGTAACGGCGCGACTCCTCGTTCTCAACGAACCCCTGCTTGTGCTTGAAGCACTGAGTCCGAATAGGAACCGGGGCAGTGACTCGAAGAGAGATAGCGGTGTGTGCGTAGGGAGTCCAGTGGTTGTGTCGTGCGAGGTAACGAAGGAGTGCTGCATGACTTCGACAGCCCAGCTTCTTTGCTTCGATGTCATCAATGAAACTCTGGACGGTCTTATCGTTAGCCATCGAGACCTTTGCTGCACGAACCACCGAGAGATCGGTTCCCATGTGGTCGATGTAGACTGCCTTCACCAAGACCCCTCCTCTCTGTACTGGTAGATGTGAACCTCGCGGTCACCCTGACGGTGACGCGTAGTGCCCACCAACTCATAAACCTCCATTTGAAGACAGACCTTGCTTTCGGCTTCTTCAGGGGGGTAGTAGTAGGGGTGGTTCGGCAGCTTCGCAAACTCAATCGAACGGGAAGGGTTGCCGATTTCACGTTTGGTCAGATCAAAAGATCCTCCAATGAAGTACGCGAGGTGACTCACCACTCCATCTCCTTCTTCCTCTCGATGGTCACACCCTTGTACTTAAAGGAGCGGCAAGCGGGAGGGTAGACAAAACGGGAACTTCCACGCATCGAATCAAGCATCTCGTTCCACTCCTCTTTATTGAGAATGATCTTCTCGATTCGCTTGTTGTCCGCCTTGGCCTTGTCGATTGCTTCCCCAACTTCCAAGAGGATGGGCTGCTTGTAGATGACTTCCATTAGATCTCTCCGTTGTAGTATTCAATGAGACACAGACCAGCGGCAGTCACACGCCAGACGTTCCCGTACTTCTCACAGGGGGTGTGATCCTGGGTGCGAGTGGTCAGTAACCCTCGGGATGCCAACTCAGCGACTTCCTTTGAGTGTTCTCGTGCGTAGTTCGACTGAAGGGTGAACGGTGTGTGATAGCACCGCTGTAAAATCTCAAGACATCGTTGGTTCATCAGTGGGTCTCCGCCCAGTTGTTGCCAATCTTGGCTTCACCATCGAGAGGGCAACGCCAGTCGAACTGACGCCCCGCCTCTTGGAATGCCCACACAGCAACCTCCGCGACTTCCTCGGCAATCTCCTTGCGGACCTGCATCTGAACTTCATCGTGGATGTGGGCCACCAGTGCCCAGTCAGTACCCCAGGAGTAACCCCGGCGTTCCAACTCGAAGTAGATGTTCAAGGTGGCTTGCTTCACGAGGAGGGCACCCGCCGACTGCAGGAGGGTGTTCAACGCAGAGTGTTGAGAGCGGACGAAGAGTTGGCGTCCATCGATACCCCGGAGCCACCCTCGGGACTTGGCGGTCTGCATCACTGCATCACGCAACTTGGCGAGGGCTGGGGTTTTCTTCAGGAAGTTGGCCTTGAGTTTCTTCCCTGCGGAAGCACCCTTGCCAACGATGGAGCCGATCTTCTCGTCACCTGCGCCGTACAGAAACGCATCGTTGTGTTCAGGGGAGGTCGCTAATCTCCCCCCGCCTTTCGGCAGCTACACGTCACCGTGCAGACCAGACTATATCTTCACCCTGTTACCAGGGGCTGGGCGCTTCGAGCCGCTTGGCCCTACTCCCTTACGGGATAGTCGTTGCACCTTACTCTTTGTGCCTTTTGAGATAATTTATCAAGTTCTCTAGTCGCTCAATGCTGTCATCGACCTGCCCCAGTGCGATGTTGCAGGTCGCACATAGGACTGCGCGGATCTCGCCTGATTTATGGCAATGATCTACATGCCAGCCTTTCTTTCCCCCCGGCTCTGTCGCTCCACACGCAGCGCAACATCCACCTTGAGCTTCAAGGAGGGAGTCACGCTCCTCCACTGTTATCCCGCGTGTGCTCTTGAAGACATGCTTACGCGTTGCTTCACGTTCACAGGATCGGCAGGTCTTGCGGTAGGTGGGACGCTTGACCCCGTTCTTGGCCTTGTTGAACCCAAGGCGGAAGAACTCGGGGGCGAGTGGCTTCTCAGACTGACAGACTTTACAGGTTCTGTTCATAGGCTTTCCTCCAACCTTGGAGGCACAAAGAGTCTTGGCTCAGGATTGTCTCTATATATAACAGAGAGGTTCCCTGAGTTCACCCAGTTTTAATCGAGGGGTCTCCCCCAAGTCATCCCAATGAGATGAATGTTTTTGCGTTGTTGCGGGTAGGAAGGCCAGCGGCCTCTTGATTGGCGGTATGGATGTCACCCTCAAGGAGAATCCTTCCGTACTCGCCACCATCAAACGCAGCCATGTAATGCGCCAGACAGCGCAGCTCAAGGCCTGATGCGTCTGCACCCACAAGGACGTACCCAGGGTCCACCTCGAAGAGTTCGCGGCACTGAGCGCCATAGGGGGCCGATACGCTGGGGGTCTGGGCCACGTTGGGAGAGTTGTGGGTACACCGCCCGGTGACTGCACCGATGGTGTTCACCTTCCCGTGGATCCGGCCCTTCTTCTCCAGCTTCAACCACCCGGCTGCACCCTCGGCCAACTGACCGATCCTCTTCTCCACGAGGAAACGCTCCGCGAGCATCTCGCAGGGCGGATAGGAGAGGTTCTTGAGGACGGTCTCATCGACCTTGGGTTGGCCCCCTTCAGTGAACTCCGTGGGTTGCCACCCATAGAGAACCTGCAGTCGGTTCGCGATGTGCTGGCGGCTGGCAGGGTTGAAGAGGTTCAGCTTGACGGCGGTGTAAGGAACACCCTTGGTGATACCTCGGGGTCCGTTGTTCACCTTCGGCTTCTTGTTGCCCGCGTTGACGTACCACGGCTCGAAGAAGTCCCGCAGTTGGTTGTCGAGATCCTCCCGCCGAGCCACCAATTCGAGGTAGAGCGACGAGGCTTTCTCGACGTTGAACCGGAAGCCGAACTCCTCCTGCAGCGAGATGATCGCCGCGAAGTTCATCTCCAGTTCCACTGCCCGAGGACTCAGGGTGCATCCATGGAAGTACTCAAGGAGAGCCTTGGTGACCACCACGTCCTGTTCGCAGTAGGACTGCATCTCAGGAGACCACTCAGACCAGTCGGTGGTATCCCCGAAGTCACCCTTGTAGACACCCAGGCGGAAGCCCCAGGCCTTCAGACCATGGGAGCCTCGCAGCTTGGGCGGGAGCTTCCCCTGTCGAATGAGCTTGTAGTCGGTGTCGAAGAGGTCCGGGTGAGCCAGTCGGGAGAGGACCAGCGTGTCGATCAGCTTGAAGCGGTTGAGGTCGTACTGAGGGAACACCTTGCGGATGGCCCGGAGGTCGAAGCCAAACCCATTGTGAGCAACGAGAGTGCCTCCGTCCCGTACTGCCTTGCGGAGAGCCTTGAGACCCTCCTCGATGGTCATGTCCGCCCCGTGGTCATGGCAACTGACCATGCCTTCGGGGGTCTCCACGACCAGCGAGTGGATCTTCGTCAGGCTGTCCAGCAGCCCATCAGTCTCACAGTCGAAAATGTAGTAGTTCATCCGTCCTCTCTCTGGAGTGACAATTACGGGGGTGGATAGATCAGAAGTCGGAAGAACCCTCGAAGCCGTGGGACTCCGCGTTGGTCATCTCCTTCTCGTAGAGCCTCCCGGTCTCATGGTCGTACCCCATCATCACCACGTTGCCCGTGGCCTGTCCGGTGTAGCGATCCTTGAGTACGCGTAAGGTGGTAGTGCTGCGTGCTTCCTCGTCTTCGTCTTGCTGCGAACGCTCCATGCCGAACATGAAGTAGCTCCAGAAGCCAATCGAGCGAGACCCCTTGAAGTGGCGGATCATCACGCGACCGCCTTCTTCGTGAGGCTTCCCTTCAGGAGTCGAGAGGTGGGACACGAGGTGGATCGTGCAGCCGAGTTCGTTAGCGAGACCCGCCAACTCCTTCATAATCTGCTCGATGGATTCCTTCTCGTTGGCGGTGTCTGCCATGGCCGTGAGGTGGTCGAGGTAGATCAACTTGATCCCCTGACTGACGACCATGTAGCGGATCTTCAGCTTGACTACATCCCAATCCGTATCGCCCCAGCTATCGTAGAAGATGACCTTCCCCTTGAGAGACTTGAGGGTTTCTCGCAGGGTATCCACCGACCATCCAGCGTCAGGGACGTGGTAACGGGCACCGTCGATCTTCCCCGCGATACGCTTGCCAGTCTCAACAGGCTTGGCCTCAAGGAAGATCACACCGACCGACTGCTTGAGTTCCATCACGTCGTAGGAGATCTGCTGCGTGATGAAGTCCGTCTTGCCGATACCGGTGCCAGCCCCCAGGGTGTAGACCTCACCAGGGCGTCGTCCGTAGGTCAGTTCAGTCAGCTTCGGGAGGAACCAAGGGAGGCCCCACTCGATGGGCTTCTCGATGTCCTCAAGGATCTCGTCGATAGCCACGATCCCGTCAGGACGGTAGGGCTTGGCATCCCAGATGGCACTGACGATCTCCTTCCCGCGTCCCTGCTGTAGTAGCTCGTTGGGATCCTTCTCGGAGAGATACGCAATGTGCCCCTGTCCTGGGGGTAGGAGTTCAGCGACCTTCTGTGCTGCCTCCCTGCCTGGGTCGTCCATGTCGAACATGAGGACCACCTTCTCGAACCCCATGACCCACTCAAGGTTTTCCTTGATGGCATTGACTGCGCCTTGGGCACCGTTGGGGATGGAGACCACGGGCCACTTGTTACCCTGAACCTGCGAGACCGACATGCAATCGATCTCACCCTCGGTAATCACGAGGATCTTCCCCGAGGTAGGCCACAAGTGCTGGCCGAAGAGAGCGACACCCTTGAAGTCTCCCGTGGTACGGAAGGACTTGTCCGGGTAGCGCACCTTCTGACCAACGATGATCCCCTCCTTGTTGCGGTAGGGAGCCACCTGCACGGACTTCTCGCGGTGCTGACCAATGAAGTAGCCGAACTTCTTGCAGGTCTCCTCGGTGATGCCTCGCTTGGTCAACGACCGGTACTCCCCAAAGGGGATCAGCGTCTTGTCCTTGGGTTTCTTCTGAGCCGTCTCGGGATCAGGGGCGTCCTCTCCATCCTTGAAGTTCTTGCCACAGGAGAAGCATTTGCCCCATCCCTCGTCGTTGATCGAGTAGGCATCAGACGAGATTCCACAGGGGCAAGGCAGATGAGTCTGTGCCCACTCGCTCATATCAAGCAGCCAGACCGTAGCGGGCGTAACGCTGGCCCGTCAGCTTGTTCTTCTCCATGACCGACGAGATGTTGAAGCCATGCTCCTTCAGGTCAGCGATGCGACGCGGCAGCGCGGCGATCCCGAAGTCCATCAGGGCGGAACGCTGGGTCAGGGTATTGCCCTTCTGCAGATGCTTGATGATGATCTTGCACTGCGGGGACAGACCCGCGATGGATGGTTGAGCCACTCCCATTTCCTCCAGATCAAAGAAGTCACCAACGTCCTGAGGGAACGCGTAGAAGTAACCAGTGAATTCACCTTCCTCATTCACCGTGCGAAACATCAGATCGCCATCAACATCGAAGCCCATGTACTTCACGGCGTAGCTGCGGGGAGCGAAGTGGTTATTGCCACGGGTGTGCAGCACGCGGTAGGTCTTGCCGGATACCAGATGGGAGTAATGCATGGTGTGAACCTCACAGTTGTCGTGGGTAGAAACGAAAAGACCCCCAGCAGCCGAAGCCACTGAGGGTCGTGGGTAGTCCATTAAGTCGTGGTAATCACTTCCCGATGAACTGAACTGCCTGTGCTACCTCGTGATCCGGGTAGCCATCGACGATCCCCTTGTACCAATCAGAGACCTCAAAGCAGGGGCAGTCCTTGGGAGGCGCACCCGTTACCTTGATGAGATCCCGGTGACCACCGATGTGGGTGATCGTCGGGTGCTGGTGAAGGATGAACATCACCAGTGCTTCCAGGGAGTCGTACTGCTCGGGCGTGAAGTTGTCCTCCGCCCTCTTCTTGTCATCGATACCACCAGCCATACATACAGCGATGGTGCGTCCGTTCCACCCAGGGCCACAGTCACCCACATGGGCACCTGCACGTTCCAGCGGACGACAGCGGTGACCTTCAGCGGCGGACTCAATGGTTCCATCACGGCGAATGACGTAGTGGTAACCACAGCCCCACCAACCGAGGGCACGATGCCAGCGATCGATGTCTTCAGCGCCGATGTCTTGAGAAGGACGGGTAGCCGAGCAATGGATGATCAGATGATCGACCATGCGATTCATTTTGCTTTCACTCTTGCAGACTCAAGAGCAGCGAGACGCTTCTGACAGACAGGCGCGTTGATCCACTCTTGAGGAATGCTCTTGTCTGCGTAGATGAAGCCGTGCTTCTCACACCACATGGCGTAAGAGGTCTTGCTGTTCTTTGAGATTTTGGTGTTGGAGTTCGAGAACACGAAACGGATATCGAGATCCGGGTGTTGCTCTTTGATGAGGATGTGCTTCTGCCTGTCCTCGACTACAAACCGACCTTTCGTTTCAACGATGATCCCGTTTGGGAGAGGAAAGTCGGGTGTGTACTTCGAGTTCCGGGCTGGCTTGGTGTAGGAGATTGTCTCGGATTCGTAGTGGATGGTTACCCCTAACGCCGCGAGTTCCTTAGCGACCTTCTCTTCAAGGCCAGACCGGAACCCATGGGCGTACCCAGGATTCCGTCTGAACTTGTTCACCTTTAGAAGTCACCACCGTTGTCGTCGTAGGCAGTCTCACCCTCGGACGAGAAGCCAGCACCTTCAGCTTCATCTTCCTCGGCCTCGAAGCCTTCTTCCTCACCGAATCCGTAGGCACTGGAGTCAGCACCCGCACCACCGGCTCGCAGTTCAATCACCTGCACAGCCTTCATGCGCAGCGAGACACCCGCAGCCTTGGTGGATTCCATGAAGTACTCGACCAGCTCGAAGCTGACCTTGATGAGGCTCCCGCCCCACAGCTTCTCCAGTTCAACCGGCTTGCCCTTGGCGTCGAACACTGCGGGCTTCTGGGTGAACGGACCATCCGGCCCCTTGCCGGTGGCATTCAGCTTGAACTTCGGGATGAACTTACCGTCGTCGTCGATGCGATACGGGGCGTCAGCCTCCTGCACCACGACAGCCTTACCCTTCTTGTCCTTCTTGCCCTTGTTGGCTTCGACAGCCTTCTTGTAGGCCTCTTCGTTGGCGGCGTTCAGCCAGTCCTCGAAGGAACCCAGGTTCTCACCCTTCGCGGTGGATACCGTGGTGTCGCCCGGCAGGATCAGTTCGGTCTGGTAGACACCCTCAGCGTTGTACTTGGTGTCGGGTTCGAGGATGTAGGGGAAGTAGGCAACCCCCACAGGGGTGACGAAGCGAGGCTTCGCCGGTCGTTTCTTTTCGGCCATTCAGTTTCTCTCTCGGTTGTCGAGTTAGTTGGTGTGTTCCGCTTCAAGGGCTTCAACGTCGTAGCCCTCTGCCATCAGGCGCATGGCGATATCGAGGGGAAGCGGTTCGCCCTCGCTCCAGTAGGTCTCAGCGATCTCCAGCAGGGTCATGTCGTCTCTCCGTGTGGTGTTCCATTAAGTCGTGGTAATCGACCCCGGTATCGTTCCGATGTCGGATAGTTATGCGAAGAAGAAAGCACTGTCGAGGACAAGAGACAGATCCAGGGTGCCCTTCGGGGGCACATCAGGGATTGCCTCTACGTCACCCAACTGCAGTGCCATCTGTCGGCGGAACTCTTCGAGAACATCCTCGGAGTACAGACCAACGAACTCCTCCCGCAGATACTTCGCGAGTGCCCAGGCATTCCCGGCATGGGTGCCATAGCTGTCATGCACCAGCCCGAACGAACGGACACCCTCACTCCAGCAGCGACGGACAGTGGCACGCATGTGGGCTGCATCCATGGAGTGGACCCAGTTCGGTGCGATGCCATTGGCCTGACGCTGCTTGTCCAGCTTCTTGGTGGGTGTCGTCGCGACACTCAGGGTGATGCGGCTGCTGCCGAAGGTCAGTTGGATCTGCTTCGAGTTCATCTTCGGGTAGGCCTGAAGCACCACCATCCCGTCACTGGTCTCCCAGCGCACGGGCAGTCCTTCCTTCGAGGCAGTCCTCGCGATCTCCTGCAGCCAGTCCATGGCGCTGCGAGCAGCCACCACCACCTGACCCACCGACTCCCAGATCAGACCGCCCATGTACGAGGCGGCATCCCAAGCGGAAGACCACGGGAACTCCTCGCCAGTGGTCGAGCAGTGGAACTTGTAAGGCTGCACCGTATCTTCGAGCACCTGCTGGCGGAACCCGAAGAGCTTGGCCCCATAGGTCAGGGTCATCACCGGACGCTTGCAGACCTTCCGAGTGATCCCGTGCTTCAACCAGCCACGAGCCAGGGGAGACACCTCGGGGTCACCCTTCTCAGCGTCCTCCTGCACACGCTGCAGCACCACGTCAGCCACCTGCTGGTAGATGTCCTGCGGCATGTCAGTCGGGGTCAGGTTCACGGCACGGCCACCAGTCTCATCCCGCAGCATCGCGGAGAAGTTCTGCAGACCGTTGCAGCTACCGTCCATCTGCACGGGCAGCGTGGAGAGATACCCAAAACCTTCACGCTTGAAGCCAGCCCACTCGAAGCAGAACGCGAGGAACTGGAACGGTTTGTCGGCATCGACCCAGAAGCGGTTGTCGTAGGGATCCTCAGCAGACGCCAGGATCTCCCGCTCGTGCTGCATGACCCAGGCCACGCGTCCTTCGAGGGAGTCCTTGTCGTAGCCGTAGACGTTGGCACCATGGATCGCCAGCCAGTCAGCACCCTCCTGATCGTCGATGGTCACACCGTTGGCAAAGGTCAGCAGACCCTTCGCAACGTCGGAACCCTGCGGGGTCAGGAACATCGGCACCGGGTAGGCACGACCACGGAAGTCGAACTGGTGCGGGAAGTAGATCTCCTCCTCCTCTTCGAGCATCTCCGCGACCATCAGGGTCTTCGCGAACTGCAGACGCAGAGACTTCAGCTTGGCGTTGGCCGTGTGGGTGTCCGTGGTCTGACGCTTCCAAGTCCTGAAGGCGGACAGTTGATCGTCGTTCCACTCCTCCTTCGGGAGTTCATCGATGAGGAACTGCGGCTTGACCGGCAGCGGGTAGTCCTCACCCGAGGGGATACCACCGAGTACCGACTGAGAGTTCCAGAGGGTACGCACCACGTCCAGCACCTCAAGGTTGATCGCCCACGCGGTGTGCTGCATCACGTTGATGGCGTCATAGACACCCGGCATGTGGTGTTCAGCCAGTTCGGTCAGATACTCCTTGGAGTGCGTCTTCACGAGGCTCAGACGGCGGACACGAGGGGTCCAGTAGCCACCATCAGTAGGACTGGTCCACGGACGGGGCGGGATGATGGTCGGCAGGTAGCTCGGGGACATGGCCTCGCTGCGGTGCATCTCTTCGTTCAACCAGTCCATGGCCTCCTTGGTTGCAACGATGTAGGTCTCCTTCTTGTTGACCTCTGGGGCACGGACCACCTTCTCCACCAGTCCGGTTGCCACGGCCATGATCTCGATCAGCTTGGTGCCGACGATCACCTGATCCCGATGGTTCCACTCCTCCCAATGGATGTCCCGGCCCTTGGCGTTGGCGTACAGGCTCTTGCGCTGGCGGCGGTAGCTGGCACCGTTGACTCGCTTCTCCCGACGCACCAGCCAGTTGAAAGCCTGGGGATCCTCCGCCATGAAGTGACGGAAGGCCAACTCGTCTTCGATCATCCCGGCGACAGTCCGAGCCAGGGGCACCAGTCGTTCACCCCGGATCACCCCGTCCAGCACCGAGCGGACAGTGATGAGGGCTGCAGCTTCGGATTCAATCTGCTGGATGAACTTCACGGCACCGTGCTTGCGGCCAGCCTTGCCGGACGAAGCCTCAGCGATGAAGGCATCGATAGCCTCCACCATCTGAGCCACGGCATGGTTCATCAGGCGGCGCACCGGAGCGATCTGAGTCTCCTGACCACGCTCGATGGATCGGGAGGTCTGCGACCAGAAGCGGTCCACTCCCATGCAACGCATCTTCTCTTCGAGTTCAGCCTGTCGAGGCATCTTCTCGTTCCACTCTGGATTGCTGTCGATCTCCTCGATGATCTGGTCTGTGATGGACGGAGCATGATTATTAATAAACAT